TTCAGATTCAATAGATTTGTTCCACTTAGAAAAACGATTACGTTTTCTAATAGTATTTATAAGAAAATGATACTGTAGGCGGCTATCCAGATGGTGAAACCTGTTCATCTCGTTAGCGTATATAACAGTATCAGGGAAATATGAAAGACCACGGTTTACCATAAAGGCATTGTAGTCCTTCTCATTCTCAAGTATATCCTTCTTTGTATTGGATATAGATTTAATTAATTCAAACGGATTCATTTAAATTAGTCTTTACATATTTAACACTGTCTAATATAAATGATCTCCAGCCTTGAGCTTCAACATCAAAGACATTCATATAATCTCTGTTCTCTTCATCTGGTGGATTACCGATATTCTTTGGTGCCATTTCAGTAGGGATCTCTTTAGCCATGAGTGTGCATTTCATTACACGATCATCACCATTCTTTTTGGTGAAGGCTACTTCAATAACCTCGGTATGCAAGAATTCTTTAAGATCTTCGTACAATGTTGTTCCTGTAATATTAATTTTTGTCATGTTCTTCTACTGCCTCCGCTAAGAATTTACTCATCATTTGTAATAATCTGCCAGCTTTTTCTAGCTGCCATAATATCATAACTACACCCAACGTTGTAATTATTTGTCCGTACATTGCTAATTGTTCTGTCATAGATCTCCTTTGTTTTTGCACAACATCGCTGTTGCTTTTGTTTCCCATACCCAAGGAAATACACCATGGACTATAAGAACTATTGCTATTGACGTGGCATGCAACAAGTGCTGTCCGTACGTCATGTTAACTTCTCTTAAGTGTTTCATTTAAAATTAATCGATGACATGATTTCTGTCATGCATGCAACTACATTTAATTCATGATCAGCTACAAAGCTATCTTTATATGAATAGTCTGCAAGTATAAGGACTAACTGTGGAATACTTGAAGGCTCGACATAATCTGACATGTTATCATAAATTAATCTAAATAACTTTGCTGATTCTACGTCAATGTTATCTGTTACCCATTTACGCATCTTCTTAAAGTTTTTTGTCTTGAGGTCTTCCATCAATCCAGCAATACTTGTCTCAGATAGAGTAACAAGAATACCTGTATCGATATGACCACTCATACCATATCTTTGACATTCATTAATGACACGTCTCCAGTCAGGTATGTATTTCATAATGAGTTCTGCAATCACTGCATTGTCATATATAATATGTTCGGAATCAAGAATGAATTGAAGCCTAGCCATAAATGTCTGTGCCATCTCTGCCTTGTTTCCTAAGTTGAATTCATATATAGAACATCTCGAATGGAGAGGATCTATTATACGATTCTTAAAATTGCAAGTAAGAATAAATCTACAATTAGAAGAGAACTCTTCGATAAACCCACGTAATGCAGGTTGTGTAGATTGTGGATTAAGGTAATCAGCCTCATCGAGGATAACTACTTTTTGTCCACCTTGTAATGATATAGTACTTGCAAACTGTTTGATCTTACCACGTAATGTATCAATGTTTCCATCTTCGGAACCATTAATCAACATATAGTCAAGATCTAATTCATTACATAATGCTCGAGCAACTGTAGTTTTACCTACACCTGCAGAGCCTGTAAACATCATATTGGGGATTTCTCCCTTATCGACTATCTTTTGAAATGTTTCCTTTAAGCCGCTAGGGAGAATGCAATCCTCAATGGTTTGTGGTCTATACTTTTCTACGAATAAAAATTCTTTCACATACACCTCATAATATAATAAGCATGGTAATATTATACCATGCTTTAGTTAAAAGTACATACTTACTCAGCTGGAGTTTCTGCTTCTGCTTCTACTTTTGCAGCTTGAGCTTCGTCTGCAGCTTTTAGAAAATTATCTAAACGATTACGTACTGCACCAACATCTGATAACTCAACACCTTCAAACGCACCACGTTTAGTTACTATATCAATAATACTAACGCAAGCACGAATGTCACTTAGGTTAAGTCCCTGTCCTTGAGGCACAGGTGGTTGTTCTACAGTTTCAGTTGGAGCTTCAGTTGCTTTATCTTTCTTTGCCATTATGATTCCTTAAATGTTGTAGTTTTATCAAGAGCAACCCAGTAGTCTGTGTTACCCGCCTTTATTAATGCTACCTGCTTCTTATCAATACCAAACTCATATGAGTCAGCAGGTTTAAATTTGAAATTGTTTATGTCAAACACAAAATCAAATTCAGCATCAGTATTTATACTACAATTCGCAACGTTCATTGTGAATTGATTAGATGTAGGGTTTTGTTTATCGACAATAACACATTCAATAAACAAAGCACCATCGTTTTTACGTATGCTTAGATTACTGGTTTTAAGAGTAGAAGAAGCTTTACGTAATTGATTTAACTCATCATGTGTTAGTGTAAATTTTAGATCTTCACATGGTAAGTTAATATCGTTTGTTGGGACTGTCAGGATGTCGATATCAGAGAAGTAATATTTGAATGCTGTAACACCATCAGTAATATTAACAAACTTTTTATCATCATCGAATGACAATGTAGGATCATCAAACATATTAAGACAAGCTAGGAATTCACCTAAGTCATATATGCCAAATGTGTATGGTGCATCAAAAGCTATATGAGCTTTTGACATAAGAGTTTTAGAAGTGGACATCGTTCGGATAAATCCACCTTCTTCACCAAGAGCAATATTGCTATTGATACCTTGATAGTTATTCAATACATCTTTTATTTCATTACTAAGTTTCATTATCAGACTCCTTTAAGTCATGTTCATTAATTGCTAATAGAGTATAGTGCATAATCTTCATAAGATCTTCACGATTTGCTCCGTTCTTTTTGCCATATCTTGATGCATATTTCAATACATTGCCAAGACAAAAATCTAATCCTAAGCCTGAGGCACTGATCAGATCCATACTTTGAACACCATTAGCAGATGCATAATGTTTAGAGTAAGTACTCTCGACATATGTTGTTAGCTCATTGATGTTTTGTAATTCATTAAATTTCATATAGTTCCTTTTTCATTTATGGTATTATTATATCACAAAAAGGGCAAAAGTACATACCTTCGCCCTAAATAAATTAAGCAGCAACTGCGTCAGTGATTCTAGCAACTAATTGCTTATTGCCTTTCTTAGTCTTTGAAAACTTTTTGAACTCACGTTTAAGATCATTAATCGTGTCAGCTTTTTTAGGAGTAAACACATCAGCATCAAATCTTGCAGAACGATTGATTTTAATAATGAAATAATCATCATAACCTTTGACATTTTTCCATGCCGAAAAACCATCTTTTCTCCATGATTTAATATCTTCACGAAATTCACCAGCAATTGATGTATAACCTTGACCAAAAGTAGAAGCATCATATGCAAGGTGGAAACCCATTATAGTTGCACCAGTTATCTCTTTAAGGCGAAGTAAAACATTTTCGTAAATCTCACGACCACCTTGACCACGAATCATTTTACCTTCAAAGTTTATCATCACTTCACGTGAAGTATAAACATTTGATTTCTTATCATGCTGAATACTTAATCCATCAGGATAGCCATCAGTTAAGAACATAATGTTTGTGTTTTGCAATGCAAATTTACGTGTAAATTGTTTAGTCAACTTAGCTGCAAGAATTGCAGTCTGAATAAGAGGAGTTGAACCCATTTGATCAACACCATGTAAGTAATGACCAGAGATATGATATGCTTGCTTATTTGAATAAGCATGAGCTTTAGCAACAGCAAATGCAATATAAGAAGCTTCATCAAAAGTTTTCTTATTCATCTTTGAAGAGAACATCTCAACAACTTTACAACCTTCAGCATTTATCTCTGAAGCTTCAGGTAGAGCTTCGCGCATACCTTCTTCTTTGTTTGATCTTCTCCAATATGAAGTAGTAGTAAATGAATAAGCTTCGAAAGGAATGTTCACTTGACGACAAAACATTGCAATAGTAATTGCTTGAGCAGTAACATCTTCGATAAGTTCAGCCATTGAACCAGAAAGATCAAGGAACAACATGATTCCATGTGATTTTGCTTGAGCTAATTGAGTAGTAGTCAAGAAAATATCTTCAGAAGTTTTGTAAGCATGAAGCTTTAAAGGATCAAGCTTTCCAGATTTCGCAGTGCGAGAACGTGAATATTCAAATGCAGCCTTCTTACGTTCGAAATCTTTTGCAAGTAAATTTGCTTGAGTCTTATAAGTTTGCTTAGTCTCTGACCAATCTTCTATACAAGCTTGATGATTGTATGGAGCTTGAGCAACTGCATATTCATCATCTGTATTCTCAGATATCCATCTATTACGTAAAGCCTTAGCATCATCATAAGAATAAAGAATTTTGTCCATATTTTCAGAAGAAAGACCACATGAATATTGTGGTTGACCACTTCTTTCGTATTGTCTCTCAGGAGATTTTTCAAGTAATTCTTCTTCGCGTTCTCTTTGAGTATCTTCAGTCCAAGTCTCGTGACCATCATCGTCACCACCTTCTTGGTCAACAGCTGAAGTAGAAGAATCTTCATCAGATTCACCATCAGCTTCACCATTTCCTTCTTCAGAGTCATCGCTTTCTTCATCACCTGACATTGGAATTTCACCTTCGTTCTCAGGAGCTTCACCACTATCAGAGCTTGGCATACCCATTTCCATTTCATCTTTATCTTCTTCTTCTTTCTCATCTTTTTGATCTTCGATGAAATCATAAAGCTTTTTGCAAACATCAACAACATCGTCCCAAGTTTCAACTTCCATAGCTTCTTTGACTAATGGAGATTCTTCATTTGAGAATTCAACTGGAACATAACCACGACCTTTTGAAGAAACATTTAAACGATCCATAAGACCAGCTTTATTAATATCTCTTTCATTAGTACCGAAAAGATCAGTATCAAAAAGAACTTTATAACCATTTTTAAACCTACGTTTAATTCCAGGATATGCTTCCATGATTTTACGTTCGATACGAATGTCTTCGACAATGTTTAAGTAAGCTCTTGGAATTTTACCAATTTTCTTTTCAGAATCGTGCCATCCATCAGCAGGAGTATAAAGAGCATGACCAACTTCATGACCAACAAGAAGATCGTAAACATCTTTACCTTTGTCTTTCCAAAGTGGAAGACGAAGTACACGATTCACAACATCGAAACTAGCTGTAGAATAATTACCGTGTTGAACAGATAAGTTCTCTTTAGCTAATAGCTTCGCTAAGTATTCTTGAGCAGATAGATTCATATTATTCGTCCTCCCAATTGTTGTTATCTTTAAAGTTTGGTTCAGCATCTAAATCTATCTCAACTTCTTCAGGATTATTAATAG